GGTCCAGCGGTTGCGGCAGGATATTTGCCGCTTGACGCGGCCAAGGCCATGCTGATGTCTGCGGTCAGGCGGTTCAAGATGGGCCGTGAAGTTGAGGATGCCCTTGATATGATCGGGGAGGACGGAAATGGTTCCGGCGCTGCGGATGACGGCCAGCAGCAGGCTCAACAGGCCCAGCAGATGGAACAACAGGCGGCGGCTCAAGCCGAGCAGATGAAGATGCAGATGGAGCAGCAGAATTCTGCGATCAAGGCCCAAGAGGCGCAGCAGAAAGCGCAAGTTGAGCAGGAACAAATACAACTGGACTCAAAAGTCCATCAAGCGTCTTTGATGATTCAGGAGCAGGAGATCGGTTTGAAAGAGCGCGACATGGCTCTAAAGGAATTTGAGGCACAGAAGCCTGAACCTGATCCCGGCATGAAGATTCAGGCCGATATACAGATGGCGCGTGAAAAGATGGAATTCGAGGCAAGCGAGGCTGACAAACAGCGTCAAGTTGATCTGGCGAAAGTAATCATGGCTGAATTCAACGGGCCTGAAATTAGTATGACCAGCCCTGAAGATGCCCTGGCGCGAGCGTCCGAGATCATGGCCCGGATCAACGAGGTTATTTCAGCGACACGCGAAGTTGGCGGGATGCCGCTGGAAGAGACCACAGTGATGGTTATGGACGATGATGATGATTTTATTGAGCCGGTGCTGCAATGACTGCTTTTAAAGAAAATTATAACGATATCAAGTGGACGACCGCTCCGCAGGCAAGGAAGGCCGAGGTTGATTATTCCTCAAAGCGGTCCCACCTCACCGCGTCATATATAGCGGGAGACTACCGGCCATATGAATGTCCGATTACGGGCAAGATCATTGATGGCCGTCGCGAACATAGAGAAAATTTGGAGTTGCACGGTTGCCGGATTCACGAAAAAGGTGAATTCGAGGACGTTAAAAAGAATGGAAGAAAGAACATAGAGGCGTCTATGGACGCGGCGATAGACAAGTCGGTGGATGCGATTGCCCATCAGATTGATTTGTAAGGAGGAAACCGTGATAGCGGATGATGCGGAAGATGTCGTTGTTGAGGAGTCTATGGATGATTTCATGGGGGAGCAGTTTGATGCTTTAAACTCAGGAAATGCCATTATTGGTTCTTCTCCAGATGAGGCTCCAGCCGAAAGCGCTGCCACTGACCCACCAGACACAGTTAAAGCGGAGAGTTCGGACGATTCTAGTCCTGAACCCCAGGAAGACCCGGCTGCGAAAGCAGCAGATACAGACGTAGAAAGCGAAGGCTCTGAACCTGATGATCAGACCATTACAGCCCCGCAGTCTATGTCTGCTAAGGACCGCGAGACTTTTTATGCCTTGCCGCCTGAAAACCAGCAATGGATTTCAGATCGCGTTAAGGCGCAGGAAGCTGATTATACTCGCAAGACAATGGAAGTAGCGGAACAGAGGAAATTTTACGACAAGTTGGAGCAGGCCATTGCGCCCCGGCGTCAGCAGTTTGCAATGAATGGAATGGATGAAGGCACCGCCATCGGTCAGCTTCTAGCCCTTTCCGATTATGCAGATGCGGACCCCGTTGGTTTCGCGCGCTATCTGCTTGAACAGCGTGGAATTCCGGTTTCTGCATTGAACGAAAACGGCGGAGAATATTCCGTCGATCCTCAAATGCTTGAAATGCGGCAACGCATCGAAAGTTTCGAGAACCACTTTGCACAACAGCAGAACCAGCAGTTGGAGCAGGAGAGTCAGGTCGTTTCGGGTGTCATAAATGATTTCGCGACAGCGAACCCATTTTATGCAGAACTTGAAAAAGACATGATTCCGATCGTTTCCGCTCTGCGTGAGAGTAAACCCGGCCTTACAAGCGACCAATATCTTCAAATGGCTTACAAAATGGCCCTGGCAACCAATGACGAGGTTTCCGGGAAGATCGAGGTTGACCGCAAGGCTAAATCTGAAGCCGAGCGGATTGCCAAGGCGAAGAAAGACGCCACGGCAGCAAAGCGGGCCGGGGGGACTAACATCAAGACCAGTGGCGCGTTGCCAGCAGGTGCTGCGAAAGCAAAAAGTGTTGATGATTTCATCGGAGCTTTGGTGGACGACCGCATGACGGCCTAGACTTGAAAGGTCACGATCATGCCAGCTAATAGTTCGTTTACAGAAATCTCGGCGATAACCTATCGCCACTTCAAGAACAATTATCTTGAAGATAACATCTCGAACCACACTGCATTGCACCAGCGGCTGACGGAGAAGGGTCGCGTTGATCTTGTTTCCGGCGGCTGGGAAATTCAGATTCCGCTCGACTACGCGGAAAATGGCACTTATCAGCGATACAGTGGATATGACACGCTCGACATCGCGCAGTCGGAAGTGTTCACCGCTGCTAATTTTGCATGGAAACAGGTTGCCATCAACGTGGTGGCGTCTGGATTGGAAATTCGGCAGAACAGCGGCAAGGAAGGCGTTATCAAGCTCGTCAAGAACAAGCTGAAGAATGCCATGCGTACCGCCGGTAATAATTTCTCGACCGACATCTACAGCGACGGCACCACTGCCAACCAGATTAACGGTTTGCAGGCTCTCGTTTCTGATGCAGGTACGGGGACTGTTGGTGGTATTGTTTCCGGGACTTACACCTTCTGGAAAAACATCCTCCAGTCTGCGGCCAGTCCGTTGCAGGGCGGTGGGGCTATTACACCAAGTTCGACCACTATCGAAAGCCTCATGCTTCCGTTGTGGTTGAATCTGACTCGTAACAACGATATGCCTGATCTGATTGTCATGGACGATACTTACTTTACGTTCTTTGACAATAGTCAGACCAGCATCCAGCGTTATACAAATTCAACTGATTTGAAGGCTGGAACTACTTCGCTGAAGTACAAAGGCGCGGATGTCGTCTATGACAGTTCGGCGGCTGGAATGCCAGATGCTCACGCGTATTTTCTTAATACCGATTACATAGGTATTTGTGCGCATCGTGACGCAAACTGGACGGAAGTCCCCGAAAAGTCGTCGGTTAATCAGGATGCTCAAGTTTTGCCGATTATCTGGCAGGGCAACATGACCGTGAGCAACCGTTCACTTCAGGGTGTGATGAAAGCGTAATCGGCTTTCATTCAAACTCCATTTCCTGAAAGGAAATAACGATGTCTGACTATCAAATTGTTAATCCAATCGTCGGGATGCAGAATATTGCTGACACCTCGACAACTCAAAAGCACACCCTCGGCACAATTGTGCAGGCCAAGGATGTTGCTTCCACCGCCTACGGCGCTGGTGAGTTCATTTATCTACAGGGAGTCGCGTCAACTGTAGTCGGCTCTTTCGTAACCTACAACGCAGACGATAATACGACTGCTCTTCTGGCTGCTGATGCCATTGGCCCGGTTGGTACTGCGATGTCAATCAATGTAGCCAGTCAATACGGCTGGTATCAGATCAGCGGCAAGGCGGTTGGCAAGGCGCTAGCCAGTTATGCTGACAACGGTCTGGTCTATGCGACTGCCACGGCAGGCAGCATCGATGATGCTGTTGTTTCCGGGGATCGCGTTAAACTTGCCATTGGCGCTTCTGCCGTGGATACCCCGTCGAGCGGACTTGCTGAATTTGAGATTCAGCGTCCGTTCATGGATGATGGAAGCTCTGCATAACTTAATCGGGGGTGTCTCAGTGAGGCACCCCCTTTCTTTACTTTCAAGGGGAAAAAGATGGTTGATATGATGGCGGAAGAAAGGCATGGATTTTATGTCGATTTCGAGCTTCGACCGGAAGAAGACCGTGAGCAGACCATTGCTCAAGGAATGCCGATTTTCAAGGATGTCGAATTTGCTATCATCACGATGCCGGGCGGTGGCTTGGTGGTTGACAAGCAAATCACAGAAGAATTGCTTCGCGAGTGGCGACACGGCGATAATCGGCGCAAGCCGCCATCACCATTTGCTTTCACCGCCTATGAAGCGTGGAAAGAGGGCCGCGAGGCTCCGGTAAATGGAACTGATTTAAAGAACTGGCCGGGCGTGACGCCCGCGCAGTTGAAAACATGCCAGAACGCCACAATTCGCACCATCCAGGATTTAGCTTCGGCCAACGCCGATACAATCCGCAAACTGGGCATGGGCGGCGTTGCGATGGTCGAAAAGGCGAAATCCTATCTGGACTCTGCTGAGGGCAACAAGGCTTCGGAAGAAGTGGCATCGCTGAAGATCAAAATGGAATCTCTGGTCGAGGCTATTAACAAGAAAGACCGCCAGATCGAAGATTTGCTGGAGCGTCTTGAGAATGCCCCCAAGAAGCGTGGCAGGCCGAGAAAAGAGGAATAGATGACGCTTTTATCCATTGTCCAGAACGCATCCGATACAATCGGTCTGACGCGCCCGTCTGTTGTAATTGCTTCGGTAGATCAGAACGTCAGGACTTTGTTGTCTCTGGCACAGACCGAAGGGCGGGAAGTGCTGGACC